TTGAAGTTTGTCCAAACTGATATTACTGTTTCGAAAGAGACCCTCGGAAAGTCTCTTCGTTGACAAATGGTATTGACTGAGCTTGTAGTATTTCGGACAAAGAGCACAGTCCAAGAGAGTATGGCAAAGAAGGCCCCGAGTCTCGTTATCTATATCTCACACTGTCAATGTGCTCATCCCGAGCAACTCCGCTGAAGAGCCCAGTATGGTTCAAAGGAGAATGACATGACTGAACAGTCAAGTAAACAACCAGCAGTAGATTTAAAAGCATGGGCAGTTAAAACTTTCAGTTTTTTCTGTGTGATGTTTGCAGTGGTTATTGTTACCACTATCAAACTAGATGAATTAGCCAGTTCCAACGACGCCTGGCGTCAAGGATTTGTTTCAGCAGAAGACCGTACACGGCAGTTGAAATGCATGACCCAGAACATTTACTGGGAAGCCGCAAGCGAGCCATTTGAAGGCAAAGTAGCAGTGGCACAAGTAACAATGAACCGCGTGGCCAGTGGACGTTTTGCCAAAGACGTATGCGGTGTTGTTTATCAAAAGAATGTGGTCTATGAGAAAGTGGTTTGCCAATTCTCATGGTATTGTGAAGGCACTCACAGAGTCAAGCCAGTGCATCAAGCACTATGGCGTGAATCAGAAGAAGTAGCTAAAAAGGTATTGCTCGAAGGTTTCCGACTACCCAGCATGAAAGACGCATTGTACTATCATGCCGACTATGTAAACCCCCAATGGGGCAAACCAAAGATTGACAAAATTGGTCGACACATATTCTACAGAGAACGTGAAGGACGTCGCATATGATTTCATTCAAAGAACGTGCTAACACTTGGTTAGCTGAACATTTACCTAGAATTTCAGCTGACACTTTAGGATGGTTGGCAGTGATCTTAATTCACTGTGCCACTATACCTACATTGTTGGCCTTGCTCACTGGGCTGAGTGACAATGTACCTAACTTGGACATTGTGCTGTTTATGTGGGCAGGTTTGGTATTGTTGTTTGTTAGATCCGTGGTACTCAAAGACACACTGAACATCATCACAATTGGCACAGGCTTTATTGTTCAATCTGTAATAATGGCCATGATCTTGTTCAAATAACCCGGTTGACCAGAATCTCCTATAGTGCTATAATATTGTTATAGTGAAATAGGAGATTTCTTTTGGATTTAAAAACTTCAGTAAAAATTATTGATGCTTATGCTCAAGCTCAAGGCATTACTGTGTTACAGGCTTTGAATAATTTAGATCTACTGTCACACGAAGATTGGATGCATACTTTATCTGGTGCTCCAAAAAATTATCAACGTAAAACTACTCAAGAGCAGGAAACTGCTCTCTCTATATTTTGTAAAAATAGACTGGGCTGGAAAAATGAAGCTCTAGCTCAGGGTGTAGATATTTCGGATTTCACACAATGACTATAAAATCCAACAAATCGCAGATGCGTAAACTAACACCCGAGGACGAAGACTTTTGTATTATACTCGGACATGCTTATTACCCACGTGCGGCTATCTCTATTAAAACTGGTTGCCCGGATGAAGTTCAGAAAATTGTGGCGTTGGCTATAACTAAAGGTTGGATCGGTGCCGAAGCGTGGGTCAAAGATTCAGAATATATGTGGGAGAAACTTACTGATGACAATGCATCTTGAAGGTCCGTGGTTAAGTACCACTGGCAAAAAGAAAGGTCCTAAAAAGTGGGCCAGTTCAGAAGCCAAAGCCAAAGCAGAACGTCTTGCACGTGAATGGCGTGATCGTGAACGTGAGTGGGCTAAACTAGCACCAAAATTCAGTACAAAAAATAACACTGCTAAAACCGCAGAACCAAAAAAGACTGCTCCGCTAAAAAGTTTGGGTCCTAAGTTTCCGCCTGGTCGTGAGCCCACCCAGCATATTCCTAGCCTTAACGGTGGTATTGATCATGGTCCAGCACTAAAGGCCAAAGACAAAGTTTACACAGGTACCAAAGTAAAAGGCATAGGTACCATGCACAAGTCAAATGCTGTGCCTATTTTCAGCGACGATGAGGCAATTGAAATAAGTAAAATGCGTAGATAATGAAAAGGAAAATCAATGACCGCAGAAAGTAAACAACAGTAACAATGGCCAAAGAAGAAGGATTTAAAATGGACGGGAAGGTAATTGACGTCTTACCCAATGCCATGTTTAGAGTCAAAATAGACAATATTGAACAACCTGTTACAGGAGTTATATCAGGAAAAATGCGCCAGCACAATATCAAAATATTGCTAGGCGATACTGTGGAAATAGAATTCAGCCCTTACGATCTCACTCGAGGACGTATTACAAGACGCAGATAAGTAACTGTATGCGTAAAGAAATCAATCTAATAGAAGCAAGCACACGACCAGCTAAACTGGAAACCACACCATTGCCCTACGGTGAAAAGGACCTAGATCCTGTGATGTCAGCGGCAACCATAGACTATCACTACGAGCATCTGGCCAAGAGCTATGCAAAACGCTACAATGCTGGTGAAGGTAACCCTGATTTTAATCGCGCTGGCAGTTTTTTACATAATAAATTTTTCCCACAACTACGTGCACCAAAAGGCGCCAACAAACCCCGAGGTGCTGTGCTAGAGCTAATTGAGTCTAACTTTAAAACCTATGAAGATTTCAAAGCGGCAGTAAAAGAAACAGCAATGAAAATTCAAGGCTCGGGCTGGGTTTATCTCAGCACCGGAGGCGAAATCAAAACAATCAAAAACCATGCAGTGCGTACAGATATATGCGTACTTATTGATTGGTGGGAACACGCATGGGCACTGGACTATCAAAGCGATAAAGAACGTTACCTAGACAATATCTGGAAGATCATCGACTGGGACGTCTGCAACGAACGTCTTTAATCTCAAATACCGGCTATAGTCGACTCTGGTAAATACAAGCCAGAGGACTTTAATCTATGGCTCAAGAAATTATTAACGTAGGAACCTCACCCAATGACGGGTTAGGCGATCCAATACGCACAGCATACATCAAATGTAACGACAATTTTAGTGAATTGTACAGTCGTATACAAGAAACTCCACCGGCTAACCCCACTGGTTCAATTGGTGATTCAGCTGGCATGATTGCATTTGACAACAACTATCTTTATGTTTGTGTAGCAGATTTTGACGACACCACAGAAATCTGGCGTCGTGTGGCGTTTGATACTAACTGGTAATTAAATGGCTCAACCCGTATGGATCACTCCGGCTGGTAGCTTAGGGACTATACCCGAAGGCATATACTACCAGACCAACATGTTGGCTGACACAGCTACCGTAGCTGTTAATACTTGTACGGCAACATCATCAGCAACCAATCTTATTACCTGTGATTCAACTGCCAATATATGGCCAGGATTAAATTTGATATTTTCAGGTGGGTTGTTTGGTGGAGTAAGTCCAAGCATTAGATATTTTGTACTAGAGGTGCCCGATAGCACACATTTTTCAATTGCTCCATTTGAATATTCTACTACTCCTATCGCATTGTCCGACGGGTCAGGATCAATGACTGCGACATTTAATCAACATGTATTTTTTAGTATCCAAGCTGGGGCATTGCCAGCTGGAATACAAATTTCAGACAACGGCATCATTGAAGGTGTACCAAAAGCAGTGGCCAGTATACAAGGAGTTCCATTACAGGTTTCTCAGGACGTAACCAGTAAATTTACAGTAAGAGGTTACACTAAAACTCGAGCTGGTTTGGTAGATCGTATCTCTGACAGAACTTTTACATTAACAGTGACCGGTCAAGATTTACCGGAGTGGATCACCCCGTCGGGACAAATTGCACAAGAATACGACGGCGCACAAATTGAGCCAATACAAATACTCTACACCGACGTTGATCCTGCAGACACTGTTGTTGTTACTCTCAAGGCCGGTTCATTGCCGCCGGGATTGACTATAAGTCCAACTGGATTGATTTCGGGGTTTATTACTCCGTTGAGCCCAGTGGATGCCACCGCTGGATTCAGTCGAGACGGTCAGGGTTACGATGAATACCCTTATGATTTTTCCACTAGAAGTGTCAATGTCAATTATGAATTTGTTCTAGAATTATCAGATGGAAAATCAAGCAATCTAAGAACCTTTAGTATTTTTGTCTACAGTAAAGATTCAATGACTGCAGATACCACAGATATAACAGCTGACAATACCTTTATCACAGCAGACGTTAGTCCGGTACGTGTACCATTTATTGTGAGCCCAGAGACTGGCAGTTTGCCTCAAGTTCGTAACGACAATTTCTATGCTATGAGATTTGTAGGCTTGGATCTTGATGGAGATCCAGTGGAATATGAACTAGGTTATGCATCTGGTGATCCGGTGTTGCCTGGTATTTCTCTTGACCCGGGTACCGGCTGGTTGTATGGTTATATCCCTGCAATGGGGTTGACTGATATCACCTACGATTTTTATATTCGAGTCTACAAAAAAGACAACCCATCAGTGATCAGTAACAAGTATTATTATTCGTTGCCAATCGTTGGCCCAATTGACACCGATGTAGTTTGGTTAACCGACAGCGATCTAGGTACCATTGTCAACGGTTCTACCAGTACTCTTTATGTGTTGGCTGCTAACAGTGCTGGCATTCCAATATCATATCGTTTAGAATCTGGCAGTAATAGTTCATTGCCTCAGGGATTGCAATTATTACCCAGTGGTGAAATTGCTGGACGAGTTAGCTTTAATACTTTTGCTGTAGACCTTGGAGAAACCACATTTGACGTTACGTTAAATGATCTAGCAATTACCGGGGAAGATACTGAAACCACTTTTGATTTGGAATACACATTTACTGTCAACGCATACAGTGTCAACGGTCTAGTAAGTGTATTCAAAACATTTAAAATCACAGTTGATAGAATGTACAACGAGCCCTACGAAAACTTGTACATTCAAGCAATGCCGCCAATTCAAGATCGAAATTTAATCGACAGTTTGTTACAAAATCAAGATATATTCCGTCCTGATCTATTGTATAGACCAGCAGATCCAAACTTTGGAAGAGCCACCAATGTTGTATACGATCATGCATTTGGTCTAACTGCCAGTACCATCGCCGACTACTATTCAAGCCTGTACGAAAATCACTACTGGAAAAATCTTACACTAGGCGAAATCAAAGTAGCACAAGCGTTGGACAGCAACGACAATGTAATCTACGAAGTGGTTTATAGCCAAGTAATTGACAATTTACTCAATGCCGAAGGCGAAAGTGTCAGCAAAGAAATTATATTACCATACCCTATCAACGAAGGTGATTCTACAGAAATTGATTTGGTTTACCCTAACAGTTTGATCAACATGCGAGATCAAGTTATAGATACTGTGGGTCAGGTTGCTAACATACTGCCATTATGGATGACCAGTAAACAAAAAAATGGTCGAGTGCTAGGGTTTACACCGGCTTGGGTATTGGCCTATGCCAAGCCCGGCAAAGGCGAACAAATTGCTTACTATGTACGTACCAAGTTTGGTGAGCGATTGAATTTAATTGACTTTGAAGTTGATCGTTACGAATTAGATCGGTTATTAACCAAGAACTGGGATCCAGTGTCTGATTCATCAGCTGGATCATGGGAACCAACACCGGCTCAAACAACGTTTGACGTTGATACCACAATCATTGGATGGGAAAATGACAACGGAGACACAATAACCTGGGTCAACTCCAGCAATGAATCTGTAGACTGGGCCAATGGATTCAACGATCCATTGGGTACTACGTTTGACCAGAACAGTCTTAAGTTTATTGCTCCTGTGGATATGTACAGCAACACCACAGAATACGATAAATATCTGGTATTCCCCAGAAAGACAATTTTAGGATAAAATATGAATTTTAATGATATTACCAACACAATGTTAGGAGAAAAATCCTAATGGCTGTCCCGTATATTTTTGCCAATCAAACTGGCCCAATTCCTCTAAATGAGTTGGATGCTAATTTTGCTGCAATTCCAACGTATGCAAATACCGCAGGTACGGTTGTTGATCCAATACAATCTAATATCACAGCAGTTGGAACATTAAATTCTCTTGCTGTTTCAGGAAACATCGCCGGCGCTTATTTGTCTGTAACTGGTGTCACTGTTACCACAGCTTCAATTGCAGGAAACATAACAGCCGGTAACATATCCACTACCGGTTCTGTGTTGTCTAACAGTGTTTTAACTACAACTATAACAGTATCTGGAAATGCTATTATTGCTGGAAATGCCACAGTTACAGGAAATGTAGCTGGTGCAAATATCACGGCAACGTCCAACATCAGCGGAGGAAATTTAACCACTAGTGGACAGGTTATAGCCACTGGTAATATTTCTGGAAATAACATTTCTGTAACAACAGACATTGCTATTGGTGGTAATCTTGTAGTAACCGGTAATGCCACAGTTAACGGCACAACTACTACAATCAATTCTCAAACGTTGAACATTGTAGACAAAGATGTTGTTGTTGCAAACAATGTTTCAACATCATCATTGATCAACGGCGCCGGAATTATTGCTGGAAATCCAGCAGTTTCATCTTTGGTTTATAGTCATGCTAATTTGGGCTGGGGTACTGCTAACAATTTTAACATAGGCGGTAATCTCACAGTCACAGGTGTGGCGTTTGCCACAACTCCAGGAAATTCTGTGTCAAATACACAAGTGGCAACCACCGAGTTTGTTCAGAATGTAGTAACCAATGCCACAGGCTCGTTAGGCACAATGAGTACTCAAGATTCTGGCAACGTAACAATCACTGGCGGCAATATTAACGGTTTATCTGTTGCTTCATTTGGTAACAATGGATTTGGAACAAAAACAATTTCTTCATCAGCACCGTCAGGTGGAGCAGATGGAGATATTTGGTATCAGGTCAGCTAATGCCTAAGATATATGTCAAAGATGCCGGCACTTGGAAACAAGTACTCAGGATATATGTCAAAGATGCCGGATCGTGGAAACCTTTAGAAACCGGCATTATTAACAGCGGCGGTGTAGGAAAACAATTTTACCCGGATACTATCAGCACAATTACATATCCTACAGCTGGTACATATTCATACACAGTTCCAGCGGGTGTTACTTCTATTGTTGTGACAGTAGTTGGCGCAGGTGGCGGTGGCGGTGGATCAGTGTTTTCAGGTGACGGTCATGGTGCTGCCAATGGTGGATCGGGGGGATACTATTCAAATCAAACTGTGTCAGTTACACCCGGTGAAACATTAACAGTTACCGTAGGCGCCGGCGGCACAGGTGCGTCTGGCAGTGGCACAGGTGGCACAGGAGGCACAACGACTCTTAGTCGAGGAGCCACAACAATTTTTTCAGCCACTGGTGGTACAGGTGGTGCTGGTGTTTTTGGCGATAACAATCCTGCATTTGGAGGGTCTGGTGGGTCACCCAGTGGTGTTGCTGGATCATATACTGCATCATGGATGGTCAATCGCAATACTCCAGGACAAGGTTATGACGGACAAGGTCAAAATGGCACAGGTTATGGCAATGGTGGTTTAGGTGGTAACAGTGTTGGTGGAGCTGCTCAAGGTGGTACAGGTTTAGCTGGTGGAGCTGGTTTTGTTTCTATTCAGGCTGTTGGAGCCAACAAACAAAATTACACTTCTCCGGGGTCATATAATTTTACAGTTCCAGCTGGCGTAACCAGTTTAAATGTCAGTGTTTATGGTGCAGGTGGTTCTGGATCTACATTATCTTTTTGTGGAGATGGTTATGGTGGCGGCGGAGGCGGCTCCGGTGGCTTGTTGGAAAATCAAACATTTGCAGTAACACCCGGGGAAACTGTTGTTGTCTTAGTAGGAGCCGGAGGAGCGCAAATTCCTTACCCTGGAACCTGTAACGGGCACACCAGCGGACAAACTGGCGGAACATCAAGTGTCACTGGATTATCTGGCAATATAACAGTTACAGGCGGTCAAGGTGGTCAGGTATCAGGTGGCTATCCCGGAGGTGGTTCTGGTGGAATTGGTGGCAGTCCTGGCGGTAGTTCCGGCACCGGAGGGGGTAATTTTTACGCAGGATCCGGTGGAAATAACGGTAGCAGCTACGGTTCCGGCGGTGATGGCGGATTGGGCAGTGGCTACGGATTTGCTGGTAGCAACGGTGCGGTATTGTTAACCTGGGATTAAACATTTTTAAAAAGTAAGGTATTTGACACTAAATACCTTATACTCCACAAAGGAAAATAGGATAACTTATGACAAGTGCAATTAACCCAAACAACATTGACGGCACATACCCAATTGCCGGTCAAGACAACAATTCGCAAGGTTTTCGTGATAACTTTACCAACACTAAAACCAATTTTCAGTATGCAGCTGATGAAATTACTGATCTACAAAATAATGTAATTTTAAAAAGTGCATTATCTGGTTCGACTCTCAACAACAATATGTTGGGCAGTGTATTAAGTAATGCCGAATTAAACGACATGGGCTATACACGCCTTGCTCTTGGAACTGTTACCGGATCTGTAACTATTGATTATTCTGTAGGCACATATCAAACTATGTCTACTAATGCTTCAATTAGTTTGGGATTCACTAATTGGCCTGCCGCAGGTGTTGCCGGTGAAGTTTACTTGCAAATTGCAGTAACTAATACCGCTCACACTTTGACATTGCCAGCACCAGTTAGTGTAGGTTTAACTGGAATTCAAGGTATCAATGGACAAGTTATTACATTTGGAGCAACAGGTACATACAACTTTAGATTTACGTCCAACGATGGTGGTACAACAGTTACCGTTTATGATTTAAATCGTCCACTAAACGTTTACACAAATCCATTGTTCCTAACCGGTTCAGAAGATTTAGCTGATGCTGGTGCTGCCAGTTTGACATTGCCGATTAGTTATTTCTCAACAGCCGCTTCGGAAACAGCAACTTTAGCTGCAGGAACTAACGGTCAAATCAAAACTTTTGCTATGTATGCCGATTCAGGTGACATGGTCATTACTGTGACCAATGCTGGATGGAAATCATCGGGTACTGGTACAATTACATTTGATGCCATTGGTGACAGTTGTATTCTACAATACATCAACTCAAAATGGTTTGTAATTGGTAACAACGGTTGCACATTCGCCTAACCAAAACAGTTGACTTTGTGCCTGCGGTGTTGTAAACTACACACATGGAACATCCTCTATTACCCAGCTTAGACCACATGACGTTGGAAGAGCTGGGTTCTAAAATATCCGAACTCAATAAAAAATTAAGCATTGCTCATAGAATGGGTAATGCTTATCTTTGTAATCAAATTAGAATGGCCATAGAAAGTCATCAAGTCAAGTACAATGAAAAAACTCAAGCCTTGTTTAACAAAGGTAAACCTGGCGACAACTTTGAAGACAAAATAGACATCTCATGAATGTAAGACTACGTTACAACACAAAAATTACTGCCGGTGTGTTTTTTGCCGATCAGTTGTATATGAACAACTACCAGATTAATCTAAGTATGATCACAGCCAGTGAAGACAGCGACGATCATAATGTTGCCCTGGATCGAATTAAATATTTTCTCCATAGTCAACTAAAGAACACAATTTTTATCAATCGTGAAAACAATCAACAATGCCAGGCCTTGGCCAATGCTGGGTTAAAAATAACCACTTTGCCCGAAGAACCCATTGACCAAGTTATTGGCATCATGTTATACTGCAAACTCAATGCTATATTAGAGGATCGATTAATTATTGCCGAAGTTGAAATATCCAGCGAGTTAGGTGATAACATTGTGTATTTTCACTGTGAAGAAGAAGCCCAGGGGCCGTTTGAATCTGTGGGCTGGTGGAAGGAGTCTGATGCAGTGCATTGCGATTTAAAGTTGTTTGACAATGAAAAGATTGTTGCTTTGCATCGAATTGGAGCTGGGTGGAGAGATCTAGGTCTCCACTGGGAAGATTCGGAAATTATTGATATCAACGACGACAACAAAGTAGTGTTTGCAGACTTTGCCAAAGATGAAACAAAATAACTACGGTGAAATGATTTTTTCAGAAGACGACGTGTGCGACCTGCTGATGCAAGGTCGTGATCCGCAATCATTGAATCGCATGTTGGTAGATGCCAGTGTAGATTTAGAAAAAGCTGCAACGTTGTTGGACTGTGTACCCGCATTAATAAACTACGATTCATTAAACGATCCTGAAGAAACGCTCGAAGAATTTGATCGCAGACTGCAACAAACATGGTACATGCCAGATGAATACAAACAGTTAGATATTGCTCAACACGTGTTGAATTTGTGTACCACAGATGCAGAACTTCAACGTTGTGGACATGAATTGTTATTGTACCAAGAGCGAGGCTTGTTTAATCTGTTGAGATTTTTAAAGTATCTCGTGGACACAATGACTGAGCATCGTGTAATTTGGGGTGTAGGACGAGGATCAAGTGTAGCAAGTTACGTATTGTACAAATTAGGAGTGCATAGAATTGATTCTATGTTCTACGAATTAGACGTGGAAGAGTTTCTACGTTAAATATCAGTATCACCGAGGAATTTATTATGACTAAAAAACAATATCGATCAGCAATGGGTAAAACCGTAGACATGGGATCACTGCTGTTGCAAAATGAAAGTGTGCGAGCAGTTGGAAACATGGGAGTCAATGCTCGTGGAGATGTAATCAACAGCAATAACAAAGTTATTGAAAAGAAATCCAAACAGGTACAACGACATAATCGTCGCTCAACCAATGTGTCTACCATTCCAGCTGCAACCAGCACCATGGCTTTGAAAAAAGCTCAAGAGGAATCTTTGCCAGAATTAGACAACGATACATTTGCGGATTTACCTGAAGACAATGACGTTTTAAATGATACCAAAGTTTCTGCTAGTGATACTGGACTAGGAGGTCTTGCCGGCGCTATTGCCAGAACTAGAACAGTACAACAACAGCTTGAAAAAACTCCACGTCAACTTGCCAGAGAATCTGGCGTTAAAAAAATCTAAGAGGAACTATGACCAAAGCAGCATTTGCACCACATCAAATCAAAAGATCTCAATTTGAACCCATTCGCGACTGGGTTATTGTAACTGAAATGGCTTTTGATCAACGCACAACCAGTTCAGGGCTTATTTTGTTAAACGACAACGGAACAGGTTTGGGTATTCGCCCACGTTGGGGTTGTGTTTATGCAGTGGGTCCTGATCAACATGATGTTGAGGTTGGACAGTGGATCTGCGTAGCGCATGGGCGTTGGACTCGCGGAGTTGAAGTAGAAGATGAGTCAGGCGAAAAAACTCTACGCAGAATTGATCCCAAAGATATCTTATTAGTTTCAGATCAACAACCCAATGACGACACCATGAGTGATGCCGTCCACGTAGCACAACAATAAATGGGATTTCAAAAACCAAATTTAGATCCAGCTTATGGATCTATACGGCAATCTCTCACCGAAATTTCTAGCCCTTACAATGACGGTTGGACAGCCAGCTCTTGCAAATATGAACTGTATCGTTTAAAATGTTGGTTAGACGATGCATATGCTCAACTACCAACATTTGGCGATGAAGACAAATGGGAAAAAGAACGACTAGTGGAAGTACTTAAAAAATGATATTCAACAAAGTTAGAGAACTCAAAGAACAAGGCAAAATCATTGGCATTACATTTAGCCAGTTTGATATGTTGCATGCTGGCCATATTGCCATGCTAGCTGAAGCAAAGAATCATTGCGATTACTTGATTGCTGGCCTACAAACAGATGCTAGTATTGATCGTCCAGATAAAAAGAATCCTCCGATCCAAAGTGTAGTAGAACGACAAATACAATTGGCTGCTGTACGCTATGTAGATGAAATTGTTGTATACGAAACAGAACAGGATTTGGTAGACTTATTGTTGATTCTTCCTGTAGATGTGCGTATACTAGGTGTAGAGTATGAACATAGTGAGTACACAGGCAAACACGAAGGTATGATGCGTGGCATTCGCCCAATTTTTAATGGACGTGATCACTCATTTAGTTCAAGTAGTTTGCGTCGCCGTGTAGTAGAAGCAGAAACTTATAAAGTGTTAAAGGAAACAAACAAATGATGCCAAAACCAGAAGTAGCAGGACAGTGTGGATGTGGACGTAGCCCAACAGGCAAGTGCATTGGCTGGCACAGCCTAACTGAAGAAGGTTACATGGACAAATTAAATTTATGGATTGCTGAACAAGCACAGGCAGACAAAGAAAATGGAATCAGCGGAGAAGCGACAGAATGAAACAACTATGGGTTGAACAGTATCGTCCAAGCACTGTAGATGGCTATGTATTCACAGACGAAAGTCAAAGACAACAGGTAACGCATTGGATCAAAGAAGGAAGTATTCCGCACTTGTTATTAAGCGGTAGCCCAGGCACAGGAAAAACTACCTTAGCTAAGTTGCTAATCAATCAGTTAGGCATTGATGAGTACGATGTAATGTATGCCAATGGTAGTAAAGATGCACGTAAAGTCGAGTGGATTGACAAGCTGATTGGATTCTGTCAGACCATGCCCTTTGGCAAGTTTAAAGTTGTGCTGATTGACGAAGCAGACTACATGAACATTAACTCAGTTCAACCGGCACTGCGTAATCTAATGGAAGACTACAGTCAAAGTGTACGTTTTATTCTTACTTGTAACTATCCTAACAAGATCATGCCAGCGATTCACAGTCGTTGTCAAGGATTCCACATTGAGAAAACTAATAAGGAAGAGTTTAAGACTCGTATACTTACGATTTTATATAAAGAAAATATTAATGTTGATGATATGGAAACAGTAGATAGTTATGTTACTGCCACATATCCAGACTTGCGTAAATGTTTAAATTTGTTACAAGCAAACTCAACAGCTGGCACCTTAATCAAACCAGGAAGTAACGATCAAGCAGTTAAAGATTGGCGTTTGGATGCTGTGGCACTGTTTAAAGCAGGCAAGGTTAACGAAGCACGTAAACTTATCTGTAGTCAAGTCAGCAACGAAGACATAGATGGAATGTATCGTTGGATGTACGATAACTTGGATCTGTGGTCAAAAGATCCTGAGCGTCAGGATCAAGCTATTGTTATTATTCGCAACGGATTGGTTAATGTACCAATGGTTACCGATCAAGAAATTAATTTATCGGCAACATTAATTGAACTTTCAGGACTTAAATGAGATATCTAATTTTAACTTACTATCGTAAACCCACCGGCCAAATTGACGAAGTTATGGCTGTGTCAAAAAATTTAAAGCGTCGTGATCTACAAACAGCCAATGTTATTTTAGATTTTAAAGATCAAAAAGTTGTGCTAGCCAGTATGGGGGATCAGCAAGTACCCAAGGATTGGGATCGAATTGTAGCCTATTACTATCAACACTATGCTCACACCATTGAACGCTTGTTTGAAGAAAATGGACATTCACTCAACATCGAAACCCCAACAACTTCAGCCTGACATGAGTGTCACCGGGTTTCACATTGAACCCACTAATATCTGTACTCTTAAATGCCCCGGATGTTCTCGAACTGATTTAATAGAACAATGGCCACAACATTGGAAAAATCATTGTCTTGATATTGACAAGTTACTGAGATTTCTTGATGTGGACCTAACAGATAAATCAATCATGTTGTGCGGGAATTACGGGGATCCAATATATCACCCTAGGTTTATAGAGTTAGTGTCGGCTCTCAAAGAAAAAAAAGCCAAACTACACATTGTAACCAATGGCAGTTATAAAACTGCAGAATGGTGGACAGAATTAACAAATTTACTAGACCATACTGATACAATTACTTTTAGCATTGATGGTTTGCCTGAAAACTTTACAAACTATAGAATAAATGCCGACTGGGCTAGTATTGAGCAGGGCATAAAAATCTGCGCAACGAGCAAATGCAAAACAAAATGGAAGTACATACCATTTTTGTACAATCAAGAAAATATTGATCAGGCCCAATCACTTAGCATGTCATTGGGCATTGATGAATTTTTTATAGATCCTAGTAATAGATTCAACTCTAAAACCAATCACCTAAAACCAACTGAAAAATTAGTTGATGTTACCTATCAAATGCAAGTCAAGTGGAACAATAGTACTCAACTACCAGTTGATCCAGTATGTAGTGATGGTCAACAGCATTTTATTTCGGCAGATGGATATTACGCACCCTGTTGCATGCTATCGGATTATAGATTCTATTATAAAACCATATTTGGCAAAAATAAAAAAGAATACGATATCTCTAATACAACTCTAACTGATATTTTAAACATGCCCAAAGTGGTAGAATTTTATAGTTCATTGGATTTACAAAGAGGTTGCCAGTATTTTTGCCCAAAAACCGGTGGTTGACCAATAATTGTATTTCAAGTATAATGTTACTATGAAATCAAAATTTAAGAACCTAGATCGACTGATACTCACGGATTGTGATGGCGTCTGTTTGGATTGGGAATATGCGTTTAATATCTGGATGCAAGAACACGGATTTACTGAAGTGGAAGGTAGTAAGCTCAGTTACGACATGAGTGTTCGCTACAATATTCCCAAAGAGCAAGTAAAGAAACTAATCAAAATCTTCAACGAATCAGCTGCTATTGGTTTCTTACCAGCACAGCGAGATGCCATGTACTACATCAAACGTCTACATGAAGAACATGGTTTTAGATTTCACGCTATTACAAGTTTGAGTTTGGACCCTAATGCTCAAAAACTACGTGAAATGAACTTGCACAAATTATTTGGTCCTACAGCATTTGAACGAATTGTATGCCTAGACACGGGTGCTCACAAGGATGAGGCCTTGGAAGAATACGAAGGCACTGGTTGTTGGTGGATCGAAGACAAACCTGAAAATGCTGATGTTGGGTATCAAATGGGTTTAAAATCGATATTAGTCGAACATGGACACAACATGCATCTGGAGTGCCCATATCCGATTGCTAAGAACTGGAAACAGATCTATCACATTGTGACAGACTATCAGTCAGCGTAAAGGCGTAACACAGAATCAATGATCCTATGTCGCTGTATGTCTTTGTTGTCTAAATTACATACAGCTATACCCTTTACACCTCCCTTCTCTAATCGTGAACAAAGGTCCATCAAACCATTGTTGCCGCGATTACGATCGGCCTGTTCTACGTCGCCCGTGATTACTATTTTAGAGCCTTCG